AAGCTCACGGGAAAGACCCTTGCGGTAACTGCAACCAACCTGGCGACGAACAAGATGCAGGTATTCTCGGTGGATCATACGCCACATGCGTGTGTCATCCGTGCCGTATGTGCATCCGCGTGTGTGCCGTTTTTGTTCAAGCCGGTTCTCATCGACGACGACGCTTACGTGGATGGTGGCGTATCGTCGGAGCTGCCCCCTCTTCCGTTTGATGAAACCCATGAGAACTCGTCGCTCGCCCTGATCCTTGGACCCGGCCGCGCACTGGCAGCGTCCAACAAGAATCCGACCACATTTTTGGAATACTTGAAAGCGGTCGTGGTGAGTACGTTTGCAAATCTTCGCAGCCTGCGCTTTTATAAGCACAAACTCGTCTTTGAAGATAACCCATTGGACTTTTTGCCGTTGAGTTTCTCGAAAAATAAGATTACCATACAGATCGCACCTGAAAGTGTGGATGCATCCTTCGCGTATGGTTACGATGTAATGTACAAGTATCTCACAAGCACAAAATAGGAGAACCTACGACACAACCACATAATTCACAAATAAACACGAACACAACCAATACAAGTAAGTACAAGCAACACAAACCAACACAGCCATCAGAATTGTCGGAACAGGAATGCCGCACAAACCCCAATCATGGCAGGGAACCGCATGGGACTGTCCCAGCTACCGAGGACGGCAAGCAGTGCCATGCCCACTTTGACCTGTGAAAACTCGATGTTCAGCTGTTTCATGCGCTGATTCATTTTCACCATGTTCTGATCTGTTTTCTTGATCGCCGCAGGGAAAGCGGTGATTTTCTTGATATCTGTACGCGCACGATACGTGAGGAAGTTCATATCTTGGAAGACATCCTCGGCAAACGGCATCAGCAGCGGATAATAGCTGAAGCCAGGATCGAGCATGGTGCAGGTCCCATCCATGAGCGAGAAAATGCGGAAAAGCGACAAGAAGCTCGCATCAATCTTGATGTCAATCTTGGCTTGGCGCACCACGTCATTCTCAATCATGGACATCTTGAGCTTTCCGAAATCCACCGTCTCAAGGTAATCGAAGAACAGGTCAAAGAAGGCGCGCAACTCAAAGATGTCGCCTTCGTCTTTGAGTTCGATGATTTTCATGGTCAGAAGCAACTCCAAAAACTCATCAACGTCTCTTTGGTAAATCGCAACAATAAGGTTGTTGATATTGCTGCGGAAATTGGTGTCTAGTGTTACAACATTACCAAAGTCATAGAGTACAAGTGTTTCACCGTCGTCTAACACACCCACGTTCCCCGGATGTGGATCGCAATGAACATATCCACATGTGACAATCTGGTACAAAAAGAGACTCACAAAGTTTTTTGCCACACGCGCCTTGTTGATTTTCCGCGCGTTCATCCATTCGATATCGCTGATCTTGTGCGACGGGACGTAGTCCATGACCAGCATTGCCGGCGTACTGTGCTCGGGGTACGGACGCGGAATGATGACGTCCATGCCGTCCAGCAGGTCGCGGAAGCGCTCCATATGCTTGAGTTCGCGCTCGTAGTCGAGTTCGCCTTTGAGGAAGGTCTCGTATTGCCGCAAAATCCGGTCAATTTCGATGGCTCGAGGGAACCGCAGCTTCAAGAACACATCATTGATGGCCTTCAGTGTCTCGAGGTCCTCTTTGATGCGCTTGCTCACCCCTGGCTTGAGGACCTTGATGGCGACGGACGTTCCATCCAGGAGCTCCGACATGGACTTGGCCAATCGATGCGGACGCCAGCGGTGTTTCATCCACGAAACGGAACACCTCAGAGGCCGGTCGCTTGAGCTCACACTCGATGACATCTTTCACGAGCTCGCCGTCTACAAAATCAATCGCGTCCTGCAGCTTGACGAGCTCGGCACTGAGCTCTTTCCCGATGATGTCCGAGCGCGTCGACATGAATTGCCCCATTTTGATGAACGCAGGGCCGAGCTTGATCATCTCTTCGCGCATCCATATGCCGATGTCGCGATCGGTTTGCTGCTTCATGATGAAGCGCGCTTGAGTGCCGAGCGCAAATTTCCAAATGGCAAACGGTGAGTTCTTTGGAATGTTTGGTGACTTGAGAGATTCGCAGGATGGTTTTATTTTAGCGGCGCTCCTTTGCCGATTCAGCGGAGCGCCTTTTGAATTCAAATTCATCTTAAACGTGTCACACAAAACAAATTTAAGACACACTTTATACTAAGAGTGGCGTAGTATCTTTAAACCTTTGAAAGTTTCAAATGGACGAATCTTGTCGACGTGATAGTAATCAATGGTATGTCCATACGAACAAAAATAATCAATTGTCAGGGTTAGGATTCGGGTCAATTGTCATCTAGCTCTACAGTTATGCGATCAAACTTGAATTTTCCAAAGGCTACGTTATGACGTGTAACCTCTGTTGTTAGGCATTTTCCATCTACAATCATAAATGAAGAGAGCATCGTGCATGCGTAGGCATGGATAAAATCGTGTACCATTTCTCTGTATTCACTCGGAATGGATGTAAGGCTCTTTGCGTAATCCCATGATCGTTCAATAATTAGACCGTTTGTTTTTAACTTGGCTTTGATCACAACATCTGGCAAAAATACGGATGACTCGGGTTTTACAATTTCTTTTGTTTTTTGAAATGTATCAAGGAACTTAAAAACTAGTTTGCGTACTTCGTCAAACTCTTGTAGGAGTGGCACTTGCGTTTGCAAGTCAGGAATGGTCATAATATCTTTTGCTAAGTCGTTCATGACCTCTGTGAGGTTTTTGTAATGATTTGACATTTTATAAAAAAAAATTTGTTATCCCTTTAAATACCTTTAACCTTTTAATTTTCCGATGTCAAATGCAGTTTGCAAGGAAAGCTGTTGGAGAAGTCCTTTATGCCTGAAATCCAAAACACGAACTAGTTAAGAAACAGGTATATTCCATATAGATATGGAGGATACTCAAGAATGCCCTTCTTGTAAGAAACATATCAAAATTTGTCATAGACATCCGAAATATATTTGTCGCGAGTGTTTACAAACGTATCCTTTCTTAAACGAGAAAGGACAGGAGGTTATCTTTAGTAATATTGACTGGACCGGTGGATTCGTAAGTAGAGTAAAAGGTTCGGATATATGTGAAGCAGATCATATATGTTTCATTAACGGAATCAAATGCTGGGCGGATGAATTTCGTTTTGGTGGTATAGTTATTGAAGCAATTGATTAACACAAGAAAAGAACATTTTCCAATCGGAAAATTAAAATATTGAATGCTGTTAATTCCAGCACATGATTCCGCTCTACGCCTTTCGAAGTGACTCATGGAGTGACGACACGTATGATGCAGATGACGCACAGGACTTTGACATTGACTACATTTTTCTTGATCGACGGGCGCACACATCCATCATCGCATGCCCGCGCATGCCGCATTGCATTGTTATGGAGGTGGGCAACGCCGAACTTTCGAACGACCGCATGCGCACCCTCATATCCTATGAAGAAGGTGTGCGTATTTTGCAGACCTATCTTGCATACCATGAGCGGCAGATGCGTCATCCCGAGTCATGCGCGCGCATGTATGCGGGGCATGAGTTTCACCCATTGGTCATGCAAACGATTCATGCATGGACGCACGCGGCTTAAGGCGCACATTGAAATTAATATCTAACCAATCATCAAGAACCCGATTCCCAAATCATGCCGCTCGCTGCGATCACCCGTGCATCTGCCTCATCTTACTTTGACACTGTTCGTAAGAACCTGGCTGAAAAACGCCGCGTCCTTGAACAGTCTCGATCGATGCAGGTTCGCAAACTCCACACGGATGTGAAGAGAATCATCAACCGCGAGCGCGAGGCCTCGAAAGAGCTGCTTGAGGAACTCATTCCAGTGCGTGTGACATGGAAGCCGGAAGCGCTGCGTGCGATCGAAGAATTCATTCCGTTCAAGATTGAATGGGAAGGTTGCCCCACGCCGCCCGCGCCTGTCTCGCCGAGCGAGATTCAAATCATCGATGAACGTGCGCCGTCCTCAGAGAACTAATAACCTGATGACAAATCTGAATACAGCTTGAGGATTGTTTTTATAACTGGATGTCGCTCGACATCCTTGTGTGTGAACTCTACAATTCCAATGTCGCTATGTTGGTTGTGCTGCGCAGACGCCGCAGACGCCGTGCCTGGCTGCGTTTCCGACGCCTCCACATCCACAATGACCGGAGCACCAACTGGTGCAGGCGCAGAAGCAGGAGCAGGCGTGCGCGGCGCAATGCGTTGCAAGAGGTCGGACAAACCATTGCGCTCGTAACCGCGATCATGCTGGCGGATGTCACCGGTCACGATCATCTTGCTGCCCTCGCCAATGCGCGTTAGGAGCATGAGCATTTGGTTGGGCGTCATGTTTTGGCTCTCGTCTGCAATGATCCATGCGTTTTCGAACGTGCGACCGCGCATGTACGCCAGTGGGCAGATCTCCAGGATTTGCTGTTTGAGCATATGCTGCACTTTTTGAGGCGAATAGTATTGATAGAACACGTCAAACACAGGCTTGAGCCATGGCTCCATCTTCTCTTCGAGTGTGCCCGGCAAAAACCCGTGCTGCTCCTCGACGCTTACCGCTGGGCGCGTCAAAATGAGCTTGCCGACAGCGCCTTGTTGCAGGTTGCGAATACCGACGTGGCATGCAATCATGGTCTTCCCCGTGCCGGCAGGTCCATAGGCAATCACAATGCTCGGCTTGGGAGCCTCCAAGAGCTTGAAGTAAGCCTCTTGTTTGGCATTACGGGGCTTGATGGCGACTTCGCGATAGTCTTTAGCAAACATGTTTGTCGAAGCATAAGAGGAGCCATAGTGATCCTGCTCTTCATAGAGGTAGATGGAGGACGACGGGGACTGACCGAACAAATCATCGTCCGAATCGTAGTCGCGCGCGCGGCGATGATGCTTGTTCTTCCCCTTCATCCCTACTATTTGACCTGAAAAAAGACGGCGCTCACCTCCATGTGGTACGCGAGTGCGCACGGGCGCAGATGCACGACGCTTTGGAGCTGCCACTGGAAGCCGTGCGATTCGAGCCTGCATCCTACCTAACTACGTCCTGTGTCGTCCTGCTTTTTCGGTATAAAATAAAACGTACTTGGATAAATAGCATGCTGCCTCCGCGTATCATCGGGCTTCTGGGGCGGTCGCGCGTGGGAAAAGACACGGTTGCGCAATTGATAACGCACGAGTATATGCGATTGGGCTATTCTTACAGCACCGTGCGGCTTGCGGCGCCCATCAAGGAGGCCGCCAAGGCGCTTTTCGGGTTCTCCGATGCCCAGATCGAAGGGAACCTGAAGGAGTCCCCGGATGCATCCTGGGGGGTGACGCCGCGTTCCGTATTCCAGAAAATTACGGCGGTTACCATGGCCGAGATGGGAACGGATTTCTTCACGCGGCTTTTGTACCGCAAATACGATAGCGGCGAGCTCGGGGAGTTTATTATTATTCCAGACGTGCGCTTCGAGCATGATCTGACCGAGATTCGCCGCCGTGGCGGCGTCGTCGTCAAAGTAACCCGCGATGCTCCCGAGGTTCCCATGCATGCGTGTGAAGACAACATCCAAGCGCTTGAGGGGGACGTGTCCATAAAAAATAATCGCTCGATGGAAGACTTGGCGAATGTGGTGCGTCTTGTCGTCAAGCACAACGCTTTCAGTCAAAGCGCACTTGACAAGTGCGCGTAGGTGACGCGGTTATCAGAGGTTTTGCTTTGGACGGCTTTTGGGTCTTGGAGCCGCCCGCAGGGGCTACTGCCTTCATTGTTTTTGTAACGGCAGCTTTCGTGGCTTTTGTTGCTTTGGTGGCCGTGGCAGCTTTCTTAGAGCTTGATGCATCCGTCGGGTTTGCTGCTGCGGCGGCTTTGGACTGGTGCATGGACATGTGGCCTTCGATCTGCGGGAGGTACTGGTGGATGTAATCAATCACATGATTCTGGAGTGCCCATCGGAAGAAATTGAGCTGCCCAACAGTGGTCTCGATGACACGAGCCGCACTCGTTTGCTCGTCGGATTTGGCGCGAGGTGAGGTAGCACCATGGCTTGTCGGTTTGGCATCGAGCGCAAACGTGATGCGCTCGTGGCGACGGAAAGGGTCAAAGTGCATCTTGGTGTAGCTCTTGAGCTGTGCACGGTATTCGTAATACAGATGGATCTTCTTGTAGTGCGCCAATGTCGCGGCATTGTTCGGCATTTGCTCGACGATGGTGTTCTTGGACTCATCGATCCAGTACAAGATGTTCATCGCTTTGGCATAATGCGTGATGAACCAATCAATGACGCGCAAGGAAATGCTGTATTGGCCGCTCACAATCTTGTACAAGATGTCACGATGTCGTGCATGTTTTTGGAAATAATTCGTCAATGATTTGAGAAGGAGTTCTTCGCTACTCGCGAATGACATTGAAAAATGAAAGCCCGATTCCTTTAAGTGTCAAGTGGCGCGTTTAGAAATCACCACCGACTTCTAGCGGCTTGCGCAGAACGTCCGGCGAAATGGTCGAGATGTTCCAGGGGCTCACCGGCACTTGCGGGTTCGGTGGCTCCGAGCGCAGTTGCAGGTTGGCATTGCGCATGCTGCTGCCTTGGGTGTTGACACCCACGTGGTAGCCAGCGGTTAGGAAGTTTTGGTCGCGCACATCGCCTTGGCCGGCCGGGTTCATCTGAGCCCAGCGGCTGTTGGCGGCGTCCTTGGGCAGCAGGTCGTCGGCGGTCAGACGATCGCGCGGGAAGCACGAAGGCGAGGGCACGGCCGGGGCAGTGGCGCCACTGACCTCGTTGAAGACCTCGTTGCCTTGCGGATCCGAGGCGCCATAGCTGCCGAGGCCGGTGGCGGCGGCATCCGGGCGAGGGTTGGAGAGTTCGGCGACCGACTTGGCCGTCGGCACTTCTTGTTGAATGATGTCACCGTAGAACTTCTCAATGTTGGCGATCTTCGCCTTGCGGTTGTAGGTCAGGAACACAAATCCTAGGAGGATGACCAGCAATAGTACAGTCACGACCACGTAGGTATTTTTCGAGGCAAGCTTCATTGAGATTCTATATTCTATCTCAGATAAAATATTTCGTGTGCGGCGCATGTCTCGCCCCGAGTCTATTCCATGATCAATTGACCGGATTTGACGCCTAAGATTTTCTGACCCAGTTTTTCCAGGTTGTCGTTCCAGAGTTTGTCCGGACGTGGTTGATCCTTGGCGATCTCGTAAAGCTCGTGCATCTGTCGGTTGAGCGTCTCGAGGTATTTGTATTTTTGCATAAGTGCGGTCATCTTGTCAGTTACAGTCCTAGACGCCTGCTGCAATTCCAGCGACCACTGCGACTCAATCTCGAGGCGATCCACGTCTTCGACACTGTCGTCCTCGGAATCGTCTTGAATGTGGATTTCTTCGATGTACCAGATCACGCTGAACGACGTCGTGCTTACGCGAATCGCAGACGGAACGATCACGACGCTGGCATCGCTCGCAAGCGCTGCTTCAAAGGCGTCTTCTTGCGAACAGGTTCTACCTCCCGTATAGTACTTGCAGGGGCGCGAGTCCGAGAGGCGCGCAAGGATGCGCCCATGCGCGTCAAACGAGTCTGTAAAGAACTCGCGGATTTTGTCGGCCGTGAGGGCATTTTGAAACCAGTGCTTGTTGTGCTTGATCATGAGCTCCAACGCCTGACGGTCACAGTCGAGCACGTAATCGCGCCCGATGTTGTTCGTAGGAATCCAGACGCGGACTTTGTCGCTCGCGTTTGCGTCGCCGCTGCCGCCGCCGTTCCCCACCGGCGAAAGTTTCGTGTCCATCAACCGGATCCGGGGGAGGCTCTGCGTTTCTTTATCGAACAACCGCACGATGTAGCCGTTGGCGCGTTTGATCGGCTTTACCGGCTGTAAGCGCATGTCTAAACATCGCCCAGGGATTTCTAACGTATAATGTAACGCGCATGGAGAAAAATAATGGCTTCTTCGACTTCGTGATGGATTTCGTCAAAGAGGAGATTCGAAAGCCCGAGATCAAAGATGACATCCTCAAGCCGCTGCTGAAATGGGTCTTGTGGAATTTAATGCCGTATATGTTCTTGTTCTTGGGACTGAACTTTTTCTTTACGATCCTGGCAGTGCTGTTGGTGAGCGTGATGGTACGGAATAGGACTGCATGAACATTTCGTCAACATATTTTTTCAAGAGTCGTGCTATGTTGTCATGCAATTGCTGAAAGTAAGTAGACAACAAAACTATTATGACCATTATTGTTTCCACAAAACATTCTGCAACCTACCGTTTTGACACGTATTCGGTCTCCAACATTCAATTGTTGAATTGTGGATGACGCCACATTAATCCATACATTCGTAGTTGCTATATCTTTCCATGGCTGCATACCATTCACCATGACTTCATTCTTTTCTAATTTCAGTGCCCCTGCAGATGCTGTATTATCCAAAAGTCCATTCCATGATATGTAATAATATCCTTTGACAGAGGCTGTAAATACTCCTGTGCCGGTGTTCAAACAAGATCCAATATTTAAATATACCTGATTCCATATCACAACGGCATCAACAGCAACTCTAAAGTCACCATCACCGTATTTACACCAAGCACTAACATATATATTGTTCGGTGTAGAAATATATCCATTTACATGCAAAGCGCAACTGGGAGCCGTCGTTCCTATTCCTACATTTCCTCGTATATATGCGTTGCCAGAACCACCTTCAATTGCAAACAGATTCGTCCAGTTCGTAGATTTGAATGCGATTTCTTCTGTGTTTATCACGTGAACTCCCAGTCCTTGACGACCAAATGCTCCGCGAGTACTTGGGTATGGTCCCATCCCCATTTGCCCAGAGCCACCCCAACTTATCGAATATATTGCTTCTGGATACGTTGTTTCATTACTACCCAAGCGAAGTGTACCATTTGCGAGACCGGACGCACTGAAGGGAACATGTATGCGTGCCAATGGACTCGACGTGCCGATACCCACATTCCCCCCATTCGCCACCCGCATTGCTAATACACCCCCGTCGTCATAAAAATCTGCAATGGGATGTGCCCCCAACTGTGTCACGCTGAGCGCAGGGCCGACGCCATCGTTCGAAATAACCATATTACTTGCATACGCCGTCTTGAGTATGCCGCTGCTGAGCTCTCCGTTTTCGTGGCGGAACATAAAGGGTCCATCGGACGCCCTTTCAAGGACAGTACCGCCCATCTTGACATAAGTGTCCATGGTGGCGTCCTGCTGTGTGACCTACCTATATCCAAATTCCACAATTTATCTTGCGTTGAAGAGCGCGACAAAGCCTCTGCACACAGGCGCTCGGTAGCCTGGTGCTGCATGGTAATCCGGGCGAACAATAACACGATCGCCATTCTTTTCGTACGTCGGCGGCATCACGGCAACGGATGGCTTGATAATTTCATCAGGCTCGCTCTTGACGTTTTTCAGGACACGGGCGATCTCACGTTTGCACGCTTTCGCTTTCTGCTCAGACGCAAACTTGAACTCGGCCTCCGTGAAGCCATCGCATACGCACCTGGCCGACGTACCATTATGTTTGCGTACGATCGGAAAGATGCTCTCTGTGAATAGGGAGCGATTGTTTGCATAGACTCCCGGTAACGTAACCACGATCCATCGCGTGGACATCCTTTGTTGTACATGAATCAAAAATAATTTCGGACGAAATGCCAAGAGGGCTCATGCAAATCGAATTGCTAATAGGTTCTATTCTTATAGGCATTGTCGTTGGACTCGTAGGAATTGGGGGTGGTATTTTGCTATTTCCTATGCTAGTGTACTTGGGTTATACGGTGCCACAAGCGGTTGCGATCTCATTATTCCTCAACGCCATCCCAAACACATTACCAGGTCTGTACCTGTATTACAAGAAAGGACACTTCAAGGTACGTCCTAGTATTGTGGTCGCGATAGGAACCGTAGTTGGAAGTACAATCGGATCATTCATTGGTTCCCGCGAATACATGGACAGAAAAACGATATTCAGACTTTATACGCTAGTCATATTTGTCCTTTCGATTTACATGTTCTATTTCTATTGTTTATAGGCGCCCTATCAGAGAGATCTAAAATCCGATGTCAACAGCTCGATGTTATGTGCGCCGTTTGTAAGGTTCCCTTGCATCATTTGCTGGTAGTTGCGGCTTACGTAATTTGACACGGCGTCTCTAACGATTCTGTACATGTACACCATGACGAACTGTGTGTAAAACACCGCAATCTCCTTTGTAACGTCATAGTACGCGTAGATTCGGTTCATGACAGACTTGTACAAAGGTGACAGGTCGGCTTCGTTCTGATCCCCCAACTCTTCTAGCCCATCAATCATCATCCTCTTCAGATACGATCTATAGCGTCCCTCGTCGTATTTTCGCTTGAAATTTTGCCATACCTTTTGCAGCGTTTCTTCCGTTCGTGGAACGTCTGTAGGTTTCACCAACTTTGAAACAGCCTGTGCACGCGATGCTTCACGCGCAAGTGCCATCCGGCGATTCAGTGCGGTTGCGATGTTTTGCTTAAGGGAGTCCGATGGCTCCACGAGTCGATATTTCGTCATGTGTTGCCGATTCTTTTTATTGTAATTGTCCATAGCATCAAACAGCAATTCTCGGGCAATCGCCGTATCGAAGAAGTCTTTTGGTCGCGTAGGGCCGTCTGGGCGCACTGCGCGCTGGTAATCTTCGCGCAAGCCCTTGGTCAGCATACCTAATTTGGCCGCCGTGCGTGGATCACGGTTGGCGCTCTCATGGATAACAGCGGCCAAGACGTCGCGTATTTTATCCCTTGACGCCGCGGCTTTTTCTGGCTCTGGCACGAGCGTCGCCTGTTTTGCCTTGAATTTGGCAAACGCTTTTTCCAGCTCTTGGAACTTGGGGCCATCGCGCGTAATGCGTGCGCCGGTCTTGGGATTCACGAGCGCAGAAGCATCTTCTGACTGCCGAATCGCCTCCCAATCCCGCATGTGGATGGGCGTATATTGCGACGCTCGCTTCGGGGCCATGTTTTTTGCGCTGCTTACATAATGCGTACAATTATTTACAAATATTTTAGGTGGCCGATTTTGGGGCTGCTTCAGCCCCTATTTAAAGCGCCTAATTGCTTGTTATATCCCTATGACTATTCCAAACTTTTCACTCACCACGACCTTACAAGGTCTTGAATCGACAATGCCATGGAAGGTTCGTGTGCAAGCGTGCGAGGATCTGGTGGGTGCGGCGGCGGCGCCGCATGCCGAAACCGCAGCCCATATCGATCTGCCCACGATCCTCCCAGCCCTCGTGCCGCTGCTCTGCGATGCCAAGCTCGCGGTGCAGGAAGCGGCGTTCAAAGCCGTGCGTGCGCTGTGTAACACAATCGGAAATCGCGATATTGAAGCTTTGATTCCCAAACTGATTGAAGCGATGGCGGATCCAGCAAAGGTAGAGGATACCATCCATCAATTGGCGGCCACCACATTTGTTCAGCAAATTACGGCAGACACCCTCTGTGTCCTGGTGCCCTTACTGCAACGCGCATTGGTTTTGCGCTCGAAGGCGGTGCAGCGCAAAGCCTGCATCATCATCGAGAACATGGTTCGTTTGGTGGATGATCCGAGCGATGTTACCTATTTCTTGCCGCCGCTCGTGCCGCTGGTGCAAAACGTGGAGCATCTTGCGGCGAGTCCAGAAGTGCGGGAGGTCGCCGCGCGGTCGTTGGCCACGCTCGAACGCATTGTCAATATGGCGCGTACACGAGCTAGCGCGGCACGTGCGGAAGACGTTGAGGAGGGCGAGGATTTGTGCAATTGCGAATTTTCCCTGGCGTACGGCGCCAAAATCCTCCTCAAGAAGGCGCGCCTCCACATGAAGCGCGGCAAGGTATACGGTCTGTGCGGCCCCAACGGTGTTGGCAAATCGACGCTGCTGCGCGCCATTGCCAACGGCCAAGTCGATGGCTTCCCACCGCCGTCGGAATTGAAGACCGTGTACGTGGAGCACGATATCGACGGTGACCTATCGGATTGCAGTGTATTGGATTATGCGGCCGCAGCGGTGGCAGACGCTACAGACGCTGCAGACGCTGCAGACACGGCTGCCGCTAGTGCCCTCCTGACCGCGCACGGCTTCTCCGACGCCATGTTGCGTGCCGCCGTCGGATCGCTCTCAGGAGGCTGGAAGATGAAGCTTGCCCTCACGCGCGCCATGCTGCAGAAGCCGGATATTCTCATGCTGGATGAGCCTACCAACCACTTGGATGTGACGAATGTTGCCTGGCTCGAAGATTACCTACAACCCACGCGCCTCAATGGCGTCTCTTGCATCATCGTATCGCACGATTCTGGTTTCTTAGATCACGTATGCACGCACATCATTCATTATACAGATTTCAAGTTGCACGTGTATCGGGGCAACCTATCCGCATTCGTCGCACAGCACCCCGAAGCTCGCAGCTATTACGAGCTCGATGCATCACCTGTGCATTTTACATTCCCAGAGCCGGGATTCCTCGAAGGCGTAAAAACAAAAGATCGCGCTATCCTTCGCATCACAGATGCCAGCTTTGCATACCCTAGCGCACCCGATCGCATGATCTTTAACAATGTCTCGCTCAATTGCTCGCTGAATTCACGTGTAGCCGTCCGTGGACCCAATGGCGCCGGCAAATCTACGCTGATCAAATTGTTGGTGGGCGAGCTCGAGCCAATGACGGGCTCTGTGTGGCGCCACCCCAATCTGCGGATTGCCTACATGGCACAGCATGCCTTTCACCACCTTGAAAAACACCTGGACAAGACGCCGTTCCAGTACATGCAATGGCGCTATGCGACCGGAGAGGATCGCGAAAAGGAGGACATGGCGGTGCGACAGCTGACGCCCGAGGAACGCGCGCGCATTGAAAGCAAGTTTGTTGTGAATGGCGAGAAGCGTGTGATCGAAGCCATTGTTAATCGCCGCAAGCTCAGAAAAGACTATGAGTATGAAGTGAAATGGCAGAACCTGACGGAGGACAAGAACACGTGGTTCGCGCGCGCTGACCTCGAGGAGATGGGCTTTTCTAAATGGGTGATGGAAATGGATCAGCGCGAAGCCGCGCGCCTCGGCATGATCGCTCGTGCGTTAACATCTGCAAACGTCGCTGCGGCGTTTGCGGACATGGGGCTAGATCCCGAAATTGCATTGCATAGCCACATTGCTGGCCTATCCGGTGGCCAGAAAGTCAAGGTCGTTTTGACGGCGGCCATGTGGCTCAACCCGCATATTCTCATATTGGACGAGCCAACCAATTATCTAGATCGCGATTCGCTCGGAGCGCTCGCGGGAGCGATCCGTGCCTTTGGAGGCGGCGTGCTCATCATTACCCATCACAATGAGTTCTCGGACGCCCTCTGCAACCAGACGTGGTCGCTCAGTCAAGGTCGGCTGGAAGCTACGGGTGGAAACGACGCTGATACGAAAGAGAAGGTGAATGCGCAGGCGACCGCTCTCACGGAAATGGTGGATGCCTTTGGAAATACCATTCAGATCAAAGCGCCGGCAAGCCAGACGCTGTCGAACAAAGAACGCAAAAAGAAGGAGAAAGAGCGTCGCGCACGCCGAGCGCGTGGCGAAGAAGTCAGCAGCAGTGATGACGACGCCTAGCGACGCGTAGATCTAAATCGCCCGATCAAATTCGCGCCGTTGGTAGTTCATCAGCGGCAGATCCTTTCGAACACGGTCAATGATCGCTTGGACGTCGTACCCCTCCTTGCAGGAGTACACGTCGAGTGCAAAGCGATTGCTCTCTGGCCATGTGTGTATAGATATGTGAGATTCGCTCAGAAGATAGAGCGCCGTCAAGCCGTATGGTTTGAAGGAGTGATGCGAAATGCTCAAGACGGTCAATTGGCATTCTTGAGCAATGTCTTGTAACATTCTGAGAATGAGGTACAAATCATTGAGCGGACTCCCTACGGGGTCGCCATCATACTCGATGACGCCTTCAATCAGTGTCGCCTTCCCGAGGTGCATTTGCGCTTACGATTGGGTGTTCCCTATTGCCTAAATACAAAAATTAGCGCACATATTTTTCCTTTTTACCGCATGCCATGCAACTTGGCCATGCTTTGCATCCGTGCGATGTGCGCAGGATTGTTGGGACTCACGCTCCAAGCCATGCAATGCGTCTGAAGCAGACGGAGCGCGCGTTCGAATTTCTCTTTTCGTCGGTCTCGAAACCGCACCCAGCTCCGCCAGATTTGAAGCACGGCATGGCGTTTCTCGGCGCGACGGGTCACATTCACAATAATCATGTCTGGGAAGATGTCATTGCCGTCCTCCAGAAGAACCCTTGTCAACCAATAGGTGCCAAAGCTGTATTCATACAGAAGTCGCTGGATACGTCCAAGATACACGTGCTCCTCACCGGTGTCCGCTTGGATCTCTCGAATGCGCACGACATCGCCGATGGCGAGCCGCATTCCGCCGTGAAATACCGAGTTTCTTTCTCATGCGACCGGTGCCAATCATACCATCGGGGAATAGGCTGGAGCTGGGTGGATCAGTTTTTGGAAGGCTCTCGATGATTTTCATGCATCTTCATCCACACAGAGTGTGTCAAAAATACTGCCGAATCTTCAAAAAATGACCCGCTCTGGTTGTGTGTCTCCTGGCATTAGTACAAACCGCGATGGACAAGTACGCTATCAAAAATCCGGAGTATGTGTGCAAAGCGTATTGCCTCGATGGCCGGCCATGCACGGCCTGGCACAAGTTGTGCGTTGCCGAGCCCGATCCCTCAGCGCCACCAGCACCGCAGCCCACTATAGCCGAGCCCGCTTACACCATTGCGTGTGACCTGTCTATGCTGCCGGAATGCATGCGGGAGGAAGCCGAAGAGCTCATGTGGATGTCGCAGCCTCCTGAGCCGGAGATTCCTAAGATCGCCACGAACTACTGCACGCATCACCAAGAGGAGTCCATTCGGAAACGAGGCTACAAGATTCATTATGTGAAGACGCGTATGGAGAATGCGCTGCGGAAATTCGGCGATCTACAGCATATGGGGACGCGCTACACCATCCTGCGTTCGATTCAAGATAAACCTATGATGCTCGTGCTAAAGAAGCGCAAGTGGATGATCCGCCGCATGGAGTGGTTTACGCGCGCGAAGGCCAAGGACGACGATCTGCTTGATACGCTGATCTATGCGCCCCGGAAGACCTGCGATGTCATGAAAATCTCGCGGTATGCATTCATCTTCCTTCGACCGGACGCCAAGCGTCTCGATGGAACCTGTTACAAGACCATGCGCAAGTCGGCGCTGAAGCCGTCGGACCTGTACCTGTGGGATCCGCATTCGATGTACTTTTCGCAGGAGCCGAAGCTCGTCCTGGCCGAGACCACGCCAATCCAGTGCGCCGCCATAAATAAGACGCCGTGCAAATAAACCGAAAGCGAAACAAACAAATAAAATGTAAGATTAGAATAGAAAAGAATGGTGCCTGATTTTGTTGGTGGAGGCAAAAAGAAGACGAGTAAGAAACCCAGCAGCGCAAAGCCGAGCAAGAAGCCCAGCACGCGCCCGCGCAGATACCGTGGAGGTGAAATTCCAGAGGAGTGCAAAGACTTCATAAAGGCGGATGACGCCCCTGCTGCCGCCCCCGCCGCCGCTGCCGATACCGCTGCCGCCGCCCCCGGCGGCCCCGCCGAGACCGCTGCCGTCACCCCCGGCGGCCCCACCCCCCCCACCGTCGGCGGCCCCGCCCCCGGCGCCGGCGGCGGCAAGGCTCGCCGGTCCCGTGCCAAGAAAGGTGGTGCCGATGTTGCCGGTCTGGTCACGGCTGCTGCCCTCCTACTCGGTAAGGCGGCGATCGAGAGACAACTGAAGCAAAAGGGCTCGAAGAAGGCTCAACGTGGTGGTCAGCTACCCATCCTCGGCAGCGCTTCCGTTCCGGCGCTCTTGGAAGAAGTGCCGGCTGCACCCGCCCCAGTTGCCCCAGCCGACGCCGTTCCCCAAACGGGTGGCAAGAAGAGTCGTCGCAGCCAAAAGGGTGGAAACATGTGCGGCGCTGGCCTAGAAGCACTGGTACCGGCCATGGCAAGCATGGCTGGAGGCAAAAAGAAGAAATCTTCGAAGAAGCAACGTGGAGGCGAATATGAGGGCTATGAAGACGCCGCGCAAGCCGAATCCACTGTTCCTGCCGTGGCCGCCGCTCCCGCTGAACCTGCCGCGCCAGATGCCCAAATGGGTGGCAAGAAGAAGTCTACCAAGAGCCGCAAGCAACGCGGTGGCGAATTCACCGGTATTGACAGCGGTGCGGATTTCGCCGCATACGGCGGTGCATTGTCGCGCATTGCAAGTGCCCTGCGCCGTGCTCGCTACTAAGCACGACACACCGTTGAGCACTGGGCTTCCGTCGCATGATTCAGTCGTGCACTGATTTCGCGACCCTCGAACTCTTTATACAAACGTTGAACCCATTCTCTATATTTTGTCCGTGAGACGAGCACGCTTTCGTCCATCGCAAATTTCTGCATGTATTCGCGCAAGTGAACCTTTGCTTCTTGCATGCAGTTCGGCAATACATCGGGGAACAAACGCCAAAATTCTTGAGATGCCTTGACATAGCTATCGGTCAGCGCCTGTTTTCCCGGATGTGCCTCGACCACACTCAATAAGAACTTCCATACATCAAGCTCGCGAAAATCACAGCGCTCGTTGACTGCATGAGTTTGCCATTTTTCGCGAACTTCTTTGAACGTTAGCTCACTTGACTTGCCGAGGCCGGCATTTACACGCTCATGCAGCTCATACATCCATCGCCCAAAACGCGTGACGGAGCGAGGAAACGATATTTCGCGCATGTGTGCCACAAAGTGTTCCCGGCATGCTGGGCACGGCAAAACCTCTCGCAGCGTGGAAAGGAATGCCTTGGCATCTCGCATCGGCAAGTCCCTATTGAACGAGATCAAATGCAGGAGCGCCCATGCACTAGGACCCCATTTGACTGGGTTCACAGCACGCATCTGCACACGCTACCCGCGCTCTACTACTTATCGTGTCACAAAGTTTTCTTCCCTAGATTCAGATGGCCATGCCAAAAGCGCTCAAATCCCGATATCGGCTGGCACTCATAGCGTGTGCAGTTTTGGCCGTTCTGAGTATCACATTGCTCGCGGTTTTGTGGATGCGAAAAGATGCGCCCGCGCCCATGCCCCAGGCAGATGCCAGGTCTCAATGCGCTGTGCCAACATGTGCCGAGCCTCCTCGCCCCTCGCCACCGGCACGTTCCAAACAAGCGAACTGGGATTACAAGCCATCCGACAATCCGCGCTACGAACAAAATACGCAGATCCAGCAAATTGGCTTCTTGACTTCTGCGACTGCGCAGGCTGACCCCAGTGGAGCCAGCGAGCCGAAGATTTTACCGCTGTTCGGGTACTCTCTTCGTGAAAAACATTCGGATCGCTGGGTTTACTTTACGGCGACCGACCAACAACAGAGCATTCGTCTCCCAGTGGAGTCCGAAGGTCGTGATTGCATGAACGATGATATTGGTTGTCGCGAGGTGTTTACGGGTGACGAAATAAAAGTTCGTGCGCTCAATGACCAACCCTTTACGCTTACCCTGTACAAAAATCAATTTCCATAAGCGCTAGCGCCTACACGTATTGCATTCCATAGTACTTTTCGTTTGCCCATCGGTGCGATTCGGCCTCCGCCCGGGCAAAATCCATCACGGAAGTCGGCTTTTGCTTCACGATGTACCATCCACGATCCATGGTGCGCTCGTGGCTTTCGAATGGACTCCGCTCAATTCGGTACAGCATGCCCTGATGCCGGATCACCACATACGGGTACACATCTTCCATTGTTATCTTACTCTGCCTTACTTTTCTCCGTGCGTCAAATTTTTAGATGCGAATTGCTCACCCACAAATAGCAAGTGCCCTAACCCAAAAACTGGATTTCCTGCGATCTGACGAATTCAAAGACGCCGTCCACTCAACCAACCAACTTTTCCAGCCGTCGCAAACCATGTCCGAAACCACGGCGGTTCAGACAGTCGAGCCGTTGTTGGCGGCATTGCGCGCGCATCCACATGCCGAAGTGTCCAGCGGCCTCATTGAGCACACGCACCTATTGCCATGGTTGCAGCATCAGACGCGGTTAAGAGGCTCGCGTCGCCTCGTTGCGGACATGGTGCAGCTGCCGCTCACTTCGACCGAGCACATCCGGATGCGCCAAGACTGGATTCGTCAACAACCGAACGTTGGGAAAACGCTTGCGGAGCTCGCGACGCACGAAGACGACGTGCTATGGGCGCTGAGGCTTCCCAATATCAAAGATACGTGGCCCATGCCAATGCTCTTTCCATGTTGGCCTGTCGTGCGTCTCATGAATCATGTGCCGTGGGTCATCGAGTTTTACCAAGTGTATCGCCTTTACCTGGCGCCGGCGATGAACTTGATTTACCCAGCTTCTGTCTTTTTCGGTCCATGGTGGTATTTGAATTACAAGCTCAAATGGAACCTGCCTCTCAAAACATATATGACATTCCTGACCAAGATCCTGCGCGAGCTGTTCCGCATTGATCGCGCCAACCTGCGCCAGTCTGTGTTGCGTGTGATCACCTTTACGGCGTATATCTTGATCTACATTTACACAATTGTGCAAAGCATCGATATTGCTGTCATGCTTCATCGTGTGCGCCGACAGCTGCAGGCCAAAATGGCATCCGTCCGAGATTTTGTGCAGAAAGCCGAAGGCGTCGTCGCTTCTTGCCCCAGCGCATTCTTTGAGCACTTTGGTGTCTGTACTAGCAGTTCGCGCCCAACGTTCGGGAACCACATGACAACCATGTACAAGCTATGGACGTCCGATGCACACCGCGCATACTTGACGGAGCTCTTGCAGAAGGCGTACGTGTTGGACGCCATTTCCATGGCGCGAGCATGGATTGAGACGAAGAAATGGTCGCTTGCGTCTTTGGATGCGAACCGACCACTGACCCTCCGACACATGAAGAACCCGGTTCTTGGCGCTGAACAGCGCAGCAATCCACTGCGTCTGTCAAAGAACCTGGTCATCACTGGTCCCAATGCGGCAGGGAAGACGACCTATGTGAAGTCCATTCTTTGCAACATTTTGTTGTCTCAGAGTTTTGGTGTCACATATGCATCGTCGTGCAGTACCCCAGTTTTCCACACTATTTCCAGTTTCATGCGGATCAACGACGAAGTCGGTCGCGAATCGCTCTTTGAAGCGGAGGTACATCGCTGTCTCGAAGCCATCCAAACACTTCAAAAGCGCCAAGACACCTGCGAGAACCCAGTGCCGCGACCGGCGATTGTGCTATTGGATGAGCCCATGCATTCCACGCCGCCGATCGAGGGCACGGCCAGTGCCATGGCGTTCATCAAGCAAATCGCTGAAATCCCGGGCGTTCGATCCATCACGACGACGCATTTCTTCCCAATTACATCCCTTGCAAAAGAGTTCCCCCAACACTTTGTGAATATAAGCTTTGAGGCTCGGGTTATCCGAGCGACTCACGCTACCGCACCCGATATTAGATTCTCATATCGCCTTCGAGCAGGCTCTTCGTTCCAATGCATCGCGCTGGATCTCCTGCGTCAAAAGGGATTTCCGCAACCGTTCATTTTAGATGCGATTAAATTCAAGAACAAAATTTGTCCGGAACATTCAAATGATTGACACCCAGATTCTGACCAGTATTCAAATTGCATGCATCGGTATCATCGTCGTGATTGGTTTGTTCCTGATTTGGCGCAGCCTGAACAAACTCCATGAAAAGGTGGAACGTCTTTCGTGCGAATGCGCGACCATGTGCTCAGGTGCCTCGCGCACCGGTGGCGCCACTGGTGCCAGTGAGAGCCCGCAAACAACCACGGCCGACGCCAAATGCTCGTTGTCGCGCCAATGCGCGGCCAAGGGAGACTACGACGAATATGAAGACGACGATTTTGAAGATGACGCGCTAATGAATGCTATCTTTGAAGGCGAAGATCCCATCAACGGTCAAACGACGTTTATGCTTTTCAGCCCATTCGGAGCCACAACGGCTGCCCAACCCGCTGCCCCAGCGGCGTCCCAAGGCGCGCGCGTTGAAATTGAAGAGGTACAAGACGCGGAGCCTGAGTCGGTACAACCGGCGCAGCCTTCGCCTACCCAAGCTCCGCAGGCTCCACCGGCTCCGCAATCACACGTGTCGGGAGGCGCTTCCGACGACTCGAAGAAATATAAACTCAAAAAACTAAATGTGGAAGCGCTGAAGGAGCAGCTGGAGGCAAAAGGCCTCCCTACGGATGGCACGAAAAACCAATTGATTGACCGTCTGCTAGCGGCATCGGACTAGGCACGCTCGCGCCCCATTTTTTTCTCACGTGAAAGCAGAGATCATAGAAATGTCGTCGACTTGCAAAACCTGCGAAGGACCCAACCCCACTCTAATGTGCCCGTCGCGCATGGCGGACGGCCGCGCTTTCACCGATTATCGCCCCCGCTGCACGGTCAATGCTGAACTCATGACGCGCTTGGGCTCGCAAGGCCAAGTGCAGAGCTCCTACGAGGCGCGCATGTACCTGCAAAAGAACGCGCAGCTCTTCATGCAAGAGGAGCGTGAAAAGGCCGTGGGTCGCCTGATTCCTTGCGCGCCCTGCAAGCGCCCCAACAGCGACCCGGGCACAATGCTGCCGGAGCGTTATGTGGTGCGCTGCGATGGTGTCAGCTGCACGCGCACTGAAGTCAACCCCACTGGCCTAGGTGACGGCCGCCAGTACTAAGTTAAGCGCTGACTACTTTGACTATTTCTTTTTGTAACTCTTTCTGTAGAGGAAGAAGATCATGAAACATTATTTCAGTAACAAACACGTCACATGCTCTGTGGAGTTGCAGGATAATCTCACGATCCTGATTACTGGAGCCGTTCATGAGCCCGGTAAATACGCGGACATGCAGCTGCTGGCTTCTGCACCGATCATGCAGATGACCAGTTACGCTGGTTCCGGCTTGCCGTACCCATGCGCGTCTTATGCCTTTGACAATACACCAAACCGTCACACTATCGCGCCCAACGGTCGCTTTAGCGTGCGTTTCTACTACCCAAATAGCTATTATCTCGAAGATGGCCGAACAAAAATAAACCCATCCTTGTTTGTGATTTTGCAGCCTTCCGCAGCAGAGCCGATTCATATCCGCTTTGAATTGCCTGATCCCCTGCCGTTGCGCACGCTCACGCATCGCCCGACGCGCACTGGACCCGAATTCTATGCCGCAAAAGAGGTCTTGCTCGGCGTTCAAAGCCAAGAAGCCAACCTGCGCCAACTCGTTGCCGTCAAAGAGCACTATGGTGTTGCATAGCCGATGCACGGGTTCTGTAAAATATCATTTCAACAAGTAGGAAGATGCACGCGCACGTGCAAGAGCGTCTGTATGACGTCATCATCCTCGGCGCTGGTCCGGCCGGCATGGCGCTTGCACAGGGTTGTCGTCGTTATGGCGCATCTGTGTTACTCATCGAAAGCGAGGAAACGCTTGGTGGTGTACACCGCGTAGATCGTCGGCATGGGATGTTTAGCGAGCACGGCCCACGAATCTATAACACGAACTATCGTACCGTAGAGCGATTCTTCGGGGATTTTCAAGAGTCGCTGAATACCATGTTTCGCCCGTACAATTTCGATCTAGGCGTTCAAAATGGCAGGACGTGGTGGGATTTTCCGTTTGCCGATAAAGTGGTGCTCGGAAGCGCTCTGTTACGCCATCTGTTGCTTCCATTTGGAACAGATCGCCAAATTTCTGTCGCCGAATTTGCGGAGCGCCACGGTCTGCACCCATCCACGCTCGATTATTTGGATCGCGTGTGTCGATTTTCCGACGGCGGCGACGCCACACGCTACACACTTTTTGAGCTCTTTGAGCTGGTAAATCAACACTCTTTTATTCAGACATTGGAGCCGTGTCTACCAAATGATGTAGCGATGATTCCGAAATGGGAAGCGCACCTTCGGCGCCTGGGCGTCGACATCTTGGTAGAAACCAAGGCCTTGCGCGTTCAAGACGAGGGCGACATGATAGTGGTGCACGTGAAGCACAAAACAAAGCAAAGCACCTTTCGTGGGCGTCGCGTTGTCATGGCCATGCCTCCGCCTGCTTGGTTTGAGATTCTCGCCGCCTCGCCTCAAACTCATGTCCAGCGTGCTTTTGGCGCACCCAAGGCAGTGCGCGAATGGATCCAGCGTTCACTTTACATGCCATACGGGAGCATGACATTCCTTTGGAATACGCCACAAACGCTGCCGCGGTTTCGCGGTTTTCCGCGCACCGATTGGGGAATTTTATTTGTGGTCATGTCCAGCGTCACAAAGTTCGACGAGACGCCCACGGTTGTAAGCTGCGCAATTACGGTATGGGATGTGCCATCATCGCACACCGGAAAACGGCCTGCAGATTACGCCTCTCTTGAGGAGTGTCGTTTGGAGGCCTTTCGACAATGGAAAGAAGCCATTGGCGCTCAAGACCTGCCAAAGCCAGATCACTTGATCGGCGATAACTTTTTGCACGAGACGGATACGGCCGATGATGCAGCGTTCTTTCGCGCTGCGGGCGTGTCGTACCTAGATGCACAAAGTCCCGTGGTGAACAGGCTCTACCAACTGGGCTGCCAAAATGGCCGACAAAAGTACAACTTTACCTCGATGGAGGCGGCAGTAAGCAATGCAGCCGCGCTGCTGCATACTTGGTTTCCGCAAGCGCGTCACGACTACCCGATCCACTCGCCGGTCACGCTCCGCCATATCCTCTACGGCAGCCTTATAGCGCTTACAGTGCTTGTGGTGCTGTGGATGTATTGGAGGCCGAAGCGAAACAATAAGCGTTTTGCAGGGTGGTTCTCCATATAGTAATGGAGGGTGGGTTGCGCAATCAACCCATATACTAGCTTCATTCTGTTCCATTCTGTTCCATTCAGGATGAAAACGGTATAAGTTCCACTAGCGTTCGGTCATGCATGAAGACTTATCGTACGTCGCCGGCATGTACGAATGCAGCTCCCCATCATCCCCGGCGAATGCCTCCCGTTGCATGCGTTTGCTGTATTTGAAGACGGCGCGTTTGATGCGCGTCTGATCTTCAGTATGCATCATAACTAGAAGCGTTTGCAGAGGTGCATCACCCCAACGATAGTAAAAGATCGACCCGTTCTTGTCAATGGCATCGACGGATGCCTTCACGGCAGGCTTTTCCCAGAAGCTTGTGCGCGTGATGAAGAAATTGTTATAGTACATGAGCGGCGACCATAGCGTTATACTCTTGTCAAACTTGGGCATTTGATCCGGCGCGTGCATGATGGACAGCAAGCATCGGAACGGATGCATTTGTACGGCGAGCATGTTCATTTCTTGGGCATTGAACATGGAGCCAAGGAGCTCTTTTTTGTTTGGATAGCGGTCTTCGAAGAATTGCTTCATGCCATAGCAACAGATACCACAATCACTGTGCAGCATGTTAGATGCATAATCCAGATTGTTTTTCTCAAACCATTCGAATAAGTCATAATTGAGAGGTTCTTCGATGATCGAGTCATCGTCCAGGCGCATGACATAGTCGTACCCTGCTGCGTACTTGGGGAAGTGTACGAGCCACCATCGGCACATCATGCGATACTTATCTGACCGCCAATAGGGCGTGCACTTAAGGGCGATGCAGTTCTCCATTTTGCGACGATCAATGTGGTCTGGCAGTTTGAAATCATCGGGATCCAGTGTGACAAAGGATACGAGCGATCGACAAGACTCGCGAACACTAAAGAGAATATCTTCCTGAGCCTTGAAGTCATAGTCCCCCTCGTGTAGAATGATCACCGGATGGCGATATTTGGCATTGAAATGCTTGAACAGAAAGTACAGCGAGGTCTTCAGATGTGTGCGCCGCACTTCCGTATTTTGTGTGAGGTAAAAGATCGCTGTCTTCATTGAGAAAAAGAATGCCTCATTACTTAAGTCACTTTGCTGGGATTTGCTAGGCTTTCGTGGGATTCGTGAGCTTTTCTGCGGTCGCGGTGGCCACGGCCATCTCTGTCCCTGGTACGCGAATGTGGAATTTCGAAAGGAGGTTCTGAAGGGCACTCGTGTCGGTCGTACTGGTGCTTGTGGTATCCGTGGTACCCGTAATACCCGTGGTGGAATTGCTTGTAGCTGCGCTCGTGCTACCGCCGGTCGTAGTGGTGCCTGTGGTGGTGCCGGTAGCGGAATTGCCTGTGGCGGCGCCCGTGGAAGCGGCGCCAGTGGCGCCTGTGGTGCTGCCCGCGTTGGTGCCTTCGCCGCCCGCGATGCGCTTCTTGAGGTTCAGAAGCATGCAAGACGCACTTTCTTCTCCCGTAACGGCAGGGTTTGTGAGGACACCATCCATGTTAATGTGCCATTTCGCCTTTGCGTTTTCCAACATGCTCTGCGGCGAGGGCAGCGAAGCTTTGCATTTGTCCAGCTCGCTACGCAGATCTTGCATTGCTTGCTCTTGAGTGGAGAGCTCATTCATTGCATCCTGTGTGGCAGCCTCGAATGCCGATAGAGCGGCGTCCAGGTTGCCGGCAAGGCCAGTGGATTGCACATAGAAGTATTCGCTCCACTTGTGCACTTCGTCTCGCGAGAGCGCCGATGTGAGAAGACTCATGTTCCACAGCGTCATGTCCAAGGTGCTGTCACTGTTGATATCCATAGGCGAGTTGCCGAGCTTGATGGCAGATGTGTTGCTGATGGTCGCCGAGAATTGCAGGTCGCCGACGTAGAAATAGGCCTTCGTGCCGCTTTCGAGCTTTTCGTACACAAGCGAATAGAGGGTCTTGTTGCCGTTGGACAACAAGGTCGAGCGCGGAACTTTCCATTGATAGACGCGGTTCACGTTACCAAGAATGAGTTCAACTTTGACCATGACACTGTCCTCTGGCGCAAACACAAGGCTTACATGATTCGGGTTTTCAGCGTACAGTTGGAAGACTGTGATGGGTTGGTTGTTTTCAAATGCAATCGAGTTCATCTTTCCGTAAAGCATGTACGTAAAAGAGGGCAATTCGTAGGAAGCTGCGCCGGCCAATTGCTCCGAGGGAGGACCCACCAATCGAATGCCTTTCAGAGGCAAACCTGTGTTCAAGACGCTCATGGAGGGCAGGACGCCGATCAGTGTAAAGCTTACATTTCGGTTGAATAGATCGTACCATTTGGTTTCACTTGCGCGGAAAGGCGCAAAGCTCGAGTCATACTTCGTTCCAGCACTAAAGGAAGTAAGGTAATACTTGATGGTTGTGGCTCCAGGAAGTTTGTCGAGGCTTTCGACGTACGGGCTCAAAAGAGTGTTGTCGGTGTTCGTGGCGGTGCCGTCCGCCGTCGTCGTGGTTGCGCCGGCGCCGGTGTCGGTGCCTTCAAACGTTTCAAGCGCCGTGCGTTGTGACACCACCTGCAACCAATACACCGTCACCGCGAATACCACCAAAATGATAATATAAGTGATCCACTTTGGCATCCTCTATGAATAACATCATAGAAAAAGAACGCACAAAAAACAATTTAAACGACGCGCGTGTTCTTTATGGAACATGTCTGCCTCGCCGATCTCATCAATTGCGTCTTCAAAATCGTCGGAAGTTTCAGACCTTGCAAGCCTTAACAGCGACAAGCGCGAGGCGATGGAGAACCTGGTGCTGGAAGAACCACTTTATTACATTCTCAATGGCCTACTTGAGACTCAATCTGGTAAGAACCTGGCATCATGCGTCGAAGATCTAACGGACGAGATCCGAGCGATCCGTGCCCTGCTCGAGGTCATTGCGCGTCGTCTTTCGTCCGCGCCTGCCGCGTCTGCCGCGCCCGCGCACTAGACGCCGGTTTTGCTTTCGTAAACCGTGCCGCTTTCTTTTTTGGTGTCGCATCTTGTTGTGCAATGATGTTGGCAATTGCTTCGGGGCAGTGTTTGTTGGTTGCGACCGCATTCCATAGGTCTTTGGGAAGACGGTAGTTGTTGACGCCCTTCTTGAGATACAGGCCATAGCGCCCCAGCTCCAGCGTGACGCCATCAACGCCCGATACCGGACGTGGGAGGGAAGTGATGAACTCGACATCTTTTGCGGTGAGCTCGTCGATGGTCTTCGATTTCCAATTCATGTAAGGAACAACAGAATAGAACGCGTTGTTTGTACTTTCGTACAGAGCAGGACCGAATCGCGTCTGAACAACCTTTATGTCCATGCCGTCGAATGCCTTGAGCACATTCTTCGGCCCACTTGAGCTACTGGATTCTTTCACGCCTTTCGCCTCTTTTGCCTTCGCCTTGATGACCGCCTGGGCTTGTTCGACTTGTGTATGGAAAGTCTTGTAAAACTCCTTCAGTACCGCATGCATTCTCTTGCGGCCAGCTGCAATAGCGTCGAGTTGGTCTTCCATATCCGCAGTAAACGGTATTTCGACGATAAGCGGGACGTGTTCTTTAAGGAACTCGCACACACGCTGACCGAGACTCGACGGCACCAGACGGTCGCTTTCAGTGCCGCCCACAATGATGTCCCGCACTTCTTCATCGACGTCGCCCCCAATGGTTGCATTCAGCTGCGTGACACGAACCGTGGATTGTGGATTCGTGCCTTTGTAAACATATCCTTTCTGAAAGAGCTTTTCGATGATCGTGGCGTAAGTGGATGGCCGACCGATGCCCTGTTTTTCGAGCGCCTTGACCAGGGTTGATTCTGTGTAATGCGACGGCGGCCGTTCGACATCCCCGTGCGCGGCACATTCAGCTAGTTGAACATGGCAGGATGCGTCTGCACACGACTTCCATGCATCCAGCTGATCTGGCGTGGCCTTCAGTTCGGGATTCAAGACTTCGAGGTAGCCTTTCTCCATGAGGATTTCCGTTGTCCCACAGAAGGCCTGATCCTTGATAACCTTGACATCTTTGGTAGAAATTGCGAAGCTCACAACCGCATACCGTGCTGGCTTCATTTGAGAAGCGACAGCGCGACGCCAGATCAAATCGTAGAGCTTTTTGTGCGAGGGCGTCAGGTCTGCCAGGTCTTTGCCGCGCACGTTCGCGTCCGTGGGGCGGATGGCCTCGTGTGCCTCCTGTGCATTCGCCACTTTTGAGGTGTATTGGCGTGGGTGCACTGTGTGTTCGCCAAACTGTTCACGTACATAGGCAAGCAGCATGTTTTGTGCTTCTTGAGACAGAGTAGTGCTGTCTGTGCGCATATAAGTGATATAGCCGGCCTCGTACAGCGCCTGAGCGAGTCGCATGGTACTTTTCAGGGGAATGCCGTGCTTCTTATAGGCCTCCTGCTGCATGGCCGATGTCGTGAGCGGCGGCGGCGGGTTCCGCACAGAGTCTTTGAAAGTGTATTCGATGCTCCACTTTGCAGACGTGCTCTTTGCGAGTGCTCGCAGTAGGGTGCGTGCGGCTTTTTCATCTTCCATGATGACTTTTGCTTGCTTTTCATGGAGTACGCCAACGAGCTGCCCGGCGCCACCTGCGGTGCCTTCGAACGTGCCTTCAATTGTCCAGTACGGCTTTGCTACATGCGCCTCGATTTCCAGGGCGCGGTCGTGGCACATGCACAACGCGGCGCTCTGCACGCGACCGGCGCTAAGCGCTTGTGTTGCGAATCGACGCCACAGAAGCGGCGAGGCTTCATAGCCGACGACGCGATCCATAATGCGCCGTGTCTCCTGTGCATCTACCAGTTGCTCGTCGATGTCTCGCGGGTGCAGCACGGCGTCCTTGATAGCGCTCTTCGTGATTTCGTTGAAAGCGACGCGAACGATTTTCTTGTGTGGCTCCACCAGTGACTTGAGGTGATGGGCGATGGCCTCACCCTCACGGTCGGGGTCGGAGGCAAGGTAGACGGCATTGGCTTTGGCGGCGGCGCTCTTGATTTTCTTGATCAGGTCGCGCTTCTTTTCAAGGGGCGTATAGGTCATTTTCCATGTGTTGAAATCAATTCCCATTTGCTTCGACGGCAAGTCCATCACGTGCCCGAGGGAGGCCATCACTTCCCATTTCCCGCTCTTCTCCAATTCTGGAATGGTATTCAGGTATTTTTGAATGGTTTTCGCCTTGGAAGCCGATTCGACGATCAGAAGGTTGACAGCCATCCCTATTCTGGATTCTGAACAAAATAAATGGTTGCTGCCAGCCGATCAAATTTCCAGATGCATGCTGACTTTGGGCATGATGCGCCGCAAAGACATCTGTTGGACGCTGGGCCGGGCTTGGTCTTGGAAAATGCGGTCAATGAGTTGCTCGCCTGTGAGACCCTGGTACTCTAGGATTTTGGTGCGGATATCTGTGAGGCGCAGGGGTTGGCGCACTTGGCGCACCACGGCACAAATACGACCATGCTGGGTGTTGAGGTTGTCGTAGCCGTATTTGACCATGAACGTCTGGATGTTTGAGGCGAGGGCGCGCTGATGCACACGGCGCTCGCGCACGGCCACGGCTAATTTGCGCACTTGATCGTCAAGCTTTAGCCATTCACTGACTTGCGCTTTGAAGGCTTCCAGCTCTTCCGCGGTGGGCTGCGCATGCACGCTGCGGACGAGCGGCTCCGATGCGTCACTGATGTCGCTCATGAATTACCCTAACTATTCTACTGGTTAATTGTTTAAATTTATATCTTAAAGACGCAAAAATTGATTTGAATAAAAGGCTACTCTGAAAACATCCATTCATAATGGACACCCTTGCGTACCAACCCGATTGTAAAAATATTATCATTTTTGATAAATCAGGTAAACCTATCGGATATTGTGTCACAGAGAAGGAAGCGGATGCTCTGTGCGAAAAACATCCAGAATATCAATGGGATTTCTGTTCAAAGAAATACAAAAATATCAACCTCCCTTTGCTGACTATAAATGACTAAGTAAGACTAAGTAAAACGTAGACTGGTGTCACACGGTGATGTCTTGGCTGGTTACTTTGCGTGCTTTTTTGTACGCGTTCGCGTTCTCGTGCTTGCTCCACCCTCTGCCTTCGTTGCCTGCTTCTTTACTATGTGAACTTTATAAGCGCTAAGGAAGTCTTTAAACGCAGCCCACAGTTCCAAAAAGTCATCACATGTATCAGGGTTCATCGTGTTGAAGACGTACATGTATTGATCGAACTTGTTCCCCGCGTTTGCGTCCATGTGCAAAGAGAGTACTGCGAAGACATTAGTGACTGTGTTATCGAGATAGAGGATATCCTCGCCAAAGAAAGTGAACTCTGTCTCTCCCATACCTGGAGAGTGCATTGACAAGGGGTCATTCTGTGGCCCTACCTTCAATTTAAACATGAGGGATGCGTTTGATATTTTTGCGAACTGCTTGGCGAAGTGCATCATCGCGCGAGTTTGACCCATTGCGAGCGCCGGCGCGCCAGCCATTTGCGACCGCGACGGTGACGGCGGCGGCGTCTTCATAACGCTCATTTGCCGCGGGTGTCTAGGTAGCAGCTGTGACGCTGCATTTTGTGCACCAATTGCCCGTTGATACGCAACAGTCGCATTGAAAACGTCCTTCAACGGCTTCATCAGAGTTTCTACGTCCATAACGTATTTGCCCTTGAAGATCGTAGAAAGATCGCGAATGGGAAACGCTTCATATTTAGTATAAGATCGTATCGTGTCCTCAATCTGCTCTCGCGATAGGGGGGCGCCTTTCGGATCAATATGTACGAAATTCACGGGTAAGCCCAAAGCAGGATCGTGATGAACCATCCATGACGTGATGTCATCTTTGATTGTGATTTCCACCGATACAGTACGTGCAATATCTTGCAATTCAAAGATGCAGTTCACTAGATGAACCAATAGGCGCTCTGTTTTCGATAGCCGTACAGTACTGCTGTGATACTTGGATGTTTCGCTGAAACTCTTCTTGTCCCACAAAGGTAGGAAGCTGCTGACCTTATGGATTAGATCTGGGTTCAGCTTGTCCATTCCGTAAGAATAATGCTCTATTATGGGTTGTCATAATATATTTTAGGCAGATTGGGCACCTAACACCGGCCTGGCCTTCTTTCTTTGATGATTGATATTACTTCTTCGTGCTTGCTCCACCCTCTGACTTAGTTGCCCGCTTCGTTACGATGTGAATTTTATAAGCGCTAAGGAAGTCTTTGAACGCAGCCCATAGTTCCAAAAAGTCATCACATGTATCAGGGTTCATCGTGCGGAAGATGTACATGTATCGATCGAACTTGTTCCCCGCGTTTGCGTCCATGTACCTATTGAGCACTGCGAAGACATGCCTGACCGTGTTCTCGAGAAAGAGCATATCCTCGCCAAAGAAAGTGAACTTTGTTTCTCCTCTACTTGGAGAGTGCAATGACAATGGGTCATTCTGTGGCCCTACCTTCAATTTAAAGCTGAAGTGTGCGTTTGATATTTTTGCGAACTCCTCGGCGAAGTGTCTCGCCGCACGCTTTTGATCCATTGCGAGCGCCGGCGCGCCAGCTATTTGCGGCCGCGATGGTGACGGTCGCGGGGTCTTCATAACGCTCATTTGCCGCGGGTGTCTAGGTAGCAGCTTTGACGCTGCATTTTGTGCACCGATTGCACGTTGATACGCAACGGTCGCATTAAAAACGTCCTTCAACGGCTTCGTCAGAGTTTCTACGTCCGTAACGTAAATGCCCTCCAAGATCGTAGAAAGATCGCGAATGGGAAACGCTTCATATTTAGTATAAGATCGTATCGTGTCCTCAATCTGCTCTCGCGATAGGGGTGCGCCTTTCGGATCAATATGTACGAAATTCACGGGTAAGCCCAACGCAGGATCGCGGTAATTCTTCATGGAAGGTTCATGTTTGTCATATTTGATGGTGATTTCCACCGATACAGTACGTGCAATGTCCTGCAACTCCAAGATGCACTTCACTAGATGAACGAACAGGCGCTCTTCTTTCGATAGCCGTACAGTAGCGATGTGATACTTGGATGTTTCGCTGAAACTTTTCTTATCCCACGGGGGTAGGAAGCTGCTGACCTTACGGATTAGATCTGGGTTCAGCTTGTCCATTCCGTATCCTTACTATATCTTCTATTTTTATTTACGAACTGGTGGCGCTCGCGCACTTCTTCGTGGTGCGCTTTTCTTGATTTGTGCCACCAACACGTGGGATTTGGGAAATTCTATGTTTTAAGGCCTCTCTCAAAGGCTCGCGCGTTAACGGGTTCACCCAGTTTGATTGCTGATAGAGCATTTCCTCTAGTGTATCCGTTTCGAAGCACGTACCTTTCGATATTGCTCTTCCAATCAACTTGTCTTCGTCTGTCGACAAGACATAGATTTTCATCAGATCTTCTAACGACATCTCTTCGAACAGATTCATCGAGACTGGATCCATGTCTTCGTTATAGCATAGTTCTCGAATTTTGGATAGTAAGAAATCACGATCGTAAGTTGGGACCTTTCTTGTCTGTTTGATGCCCTCTTGTCGTCTTTTCGCGGCGTTTAGAAGCTTCACGATGTCCTTATGCTTTTTGCTTTTTGCAAGAGCAATTGGCTTCTTGTCTCTGTACCCCAGAAGGTCAATTTGGGCACCGTGTCGTATCAAAAGATCCGCTTTCTCGTAGGATCCATTCATCGCAGCAATATGCAACGGTGACCATCCTACGTTGTCCGCGATGTTCGGATCCGCTCCATTATTCAATAACAATTGTGTCATTTTTGCAGATCCATGTCTCACATTCAACAGAAGGGGTGTTTCGCCATGGACATCCTTTGCATTTACATTCGCACCATGATCGATTAATACTTGAATGATAGCATCCAGGCCTTGACGATGCGCTGCGGTGGTTTGTAGAGCTTCGTGGAGTGGAGTCACAAGATACCCATCTGTTGCCCTGTTCACATCTGCTCCGTGCGCCAACAACATGCGCGCAATATCAACCGTTTTCACATCGTGCAGAGGCGTTCTCCCTGATCTGTTGCCTGAGTTTGGATCAGCCCCATGTTGAAGTAAAAGTGCAACTATCTCGGCGGTTCCCTTAAATGCGGCAATCTGCAATGATGTTACTCTGGCGTCAAAACCACCCATGTCCCATAATTTGACCTCAACATTGGCGCCATGCTCTAATAACAGTCTAACGCATTCGGTCTGCTGATTCGAAACAGCAATCGCAAGTAGCGGTTCATTATACGTACCGCCGTTTTGATTCGGGTTCTCACCGCGCTCCAATAAGTTCCTAACAACATCTGCTTGACCATTCACAATTGCTGTGTATAAGGCGCTCATATCAGTTACCTTACGTGAACAAAAAATACCCAGTGCTATCTATGTATGAGCCATTATTTCTTTGTGCTACGCGAGGCTTTGCTGCGCGAGGCGGTGTTGTTCTTCTTTACAGCTTGACCCCCACCTGAGGTTGCCATGCATGGGCACATGCCGCCACGTTGAGCCTTAGGCGCTTTCTTCTGCGATGTGGCGCCGCGGCTGCCTCGTTTTCCTCCGCCATTCATAACGGCGGAAACATAGTTCGTGACTTCTCCAGAGCTACGCCCGCCCGTATAAATGTTGTATTTGTCATTGTGGCGCAACAATAAGGTTGGGAACCCTTCAACGAGCTCGCGGATCTCTTTCGCCGCAGACGGCAATTGGTCATCATTGATTTCATAGGTATCAAAACCGATTTTTGGTGC